TTTCTAACAAACGAGTAGCAACGAACTGGAGCGCTGGAGGCACAACCATTTTCTTTGGCTTAGCGGCGATCAACAGACCACGTTCATCAGTCCAAGCGGCGATTTGAATAACGGCGGCTTCCAAAGAAGTCTCGTTCAAGTCGGCTTGAGTAGATGGAGTGTTGGCGTTGGTGCCACCAGCAACCAAAGGATGGTTGACCAAAGTGCCAGAGCTGTTGTAACCAAACAACGACACGCCATCACCACCGAGGTAGTTTTGGTTAAAGCCAGTGTTCAACACGGCAGCAGCTTTTACTTGCTTGGTGTAAGCCATGGCGCGAGCCAAAGACTTGGTGTAACGGGCAGACAAGCTGTCGTACAAGTTATCTTCCACAGCTTCTTCAGTGATGGAGAAGCCAAGAGCGATAGTCTCGTGGTTGTAGCGAGTCGACCATGCTTCTTGTGCATTGTCGTAAGAGATTGCAGAGCCTTCGTTCTTCACTGGAGCAGCGGAGAAACCAGACAACTTAACTTCTTCTTCAAAGCTACGCTCAGAAGTTTCGGTTTCGTAAATCTCTTTATGCTCTTCGCCGTAGCGTGCGTACTCCATGCCGAACAAAGCGTTCAGGCCGGGGAGCAATTCTTTGAGCAGTTGTGCGCGTGAAATAGCCATGGTAATTTACTCCTTAAACACCAGTGGTGTTGTTGTATTGGTGGGCGTTGATCTTCACCAACAACTCGGCGTAAACACCGGGGGCAGTTGCAGTTTGCTCAACCACGTCGATAACGCGCAATGGGATGGTCGAAGTAGTACCAGCACCGGTCAAAGTCACAGCAAAAGCTGAGTTGCCAGTAGTAGTAGAACCAGCGTTCAACACCAAAGCTACGTTAGAACCAACGTCAGCGCGGCTTGCGGTGCCCATAGTTGTACCAGAGGTAACAACGGCCACTTTGAACAGAGCTTGTTGATCGTCCACAACGTATGCGTAAGCCAAGTTGGTAGATGTAGAAATCGACGCGGGGATGTACTGAGCTTGAACAGTTTGACCTGACGAGTTCACATACTGACCACCCATGCAAACACCAACAATAGTGCCAGCGTTAGTCGAAGTTGATTTAATCAAATAACCGTCGCTGTTAATTTGAACGGTATCGCCATTAAAAATAGCGGTGCCGAAACCAGCAGCAACAGGGATTTGGCGGATTGCACCGGCATAGGGTTTACCATCAAGTGAATTGATGGGCTCTAAGCCATAAGGTGCCGAAACGGTAGGAAATGCCATTTAAGACTCCAATATTTAAGAACCAGAACCGAAAGTAACCTTCGACTTCTTGTCCGAGAACAAGGGCATACGAGGATCACTTTCACGAAGGAAATTGTTGTCCACGGATTCCATTTGAGACTTGTTCTGATTAGCGTAGTACGCTGATCGTTGTACCAAAAACTCCGACGGAATACTACAGAGAACCAAACCACCCACCTCAATGTTGCCTTTAAAGCGACCTTCGGTAGCAGCGTGCATCATTAGCTCAGGATATTCGTCCGCTTTACAGGGCTCGTATCCTTCGCGAAGCTTCGAAGAAATATTTGACGGGTCGGCTGTACCCAAAGTACTGGTCCGAATCCAGCGATGAGTCCAGCCGGGGCGGTCATCAGGGCTAGGTAGAGTCTCGGGCGGACGCCACGCCGTTGGGCGTTGCGCAGTCGTACGATTGTCTAATTCACGGGCCAGTCGGTTTTGTTTAGTACCGTTTTCCATCATTCACCTCTTTTCAGCAAAGCAACCTGTTTAGCGTATTGTTCAATAGGAACCCCAAGACGGCGAGCGATCGCTGCTTCGGATGCCTTTAATCTAATACGATTAGGCGGTGTGCTACGTGAGGCCGGAGCCACAACAGTAGCGGGTTTTGTTGCACGGCGGGGGCTTTCGTCCTCGTCCGGTTCAGAAGTCTTTCGTGGAGGCTCTTCATCTTCCTCATGGCTCTGAGCACCGAAGTGTTCAGGAAATCGTTTGCGCATCGTTTTGTCGATGGTTTGGAAGTACTCTTCAGTACCTACATAGTTCGCACCATACTCCTTTGCAAGCTTCTTGTCAAGCCCCATAGCAGTCATAGTCATTTCTTCATCAACGCCCCACCAGTCAGAATTCTTATCCACCCACTTTTGAGTGCGGGGAGACATACGTGGTTCATCGTTTTGTGCGGCAGGTTTGAAGTCATCCTTCTCTTCTACCTCGATAGGCTTTAACCCTTGTGCTTTCTCCACCTTCATAGTGGCACGAGCAATCTCCGCTTGGGCATCGGCGAGCATATCTACATCGCCAGCTTCGTAGGCTTCCTTGTACTTCTTCTTGGCAGACATCAGCTCAATATCTGCGGTCGATTTAGACTGCTCGATATAGGCTTGGCTACCGGTGGCAAGCTGTTGTTGGAGGCGCTTATTCTCCTCGTAGACCTGCTTGGCGTAAGACTCAGCGGCCTGACGCTCACGTTCAGCAGTCTCCTTAGCGCGGCGCTCATCGTGGTAGCCACGAGTGAACTTCTTGATACGCGCTTGGACCTTCTCGTCGTATGAGCTCAACTCATCTTCAGTTGGGTCTTCAGGAGGCGGCGCAGCTTTACGGCCACGGTCTTCCTCGGGGGTATCGTCCTCGATCTCTACTTCAAACTTAGCGTCTTCAGCAGCAGCTTGTTTCTTCGCTTCCTTCTCATCAGGAAACTCAAACTCTTCGTCTTTAAATTCAGCCATTTTTCACTCCTTACGATGCACGTGTAATGCCACGGGGGTCTTCCACAACTGCTTCAACCGAGTCATCGTTGATGATGCGGAATTCACGGCCATGAATCTTCAGACGGGTGCCTGAATTGGGTCGGACGATGACAAAGTCACCTTCCTTGCATGACGGACCAGACGGGAAACGAGTCACGTCTTTGTATGCGTCAGGGCCAAGCTTCACTACAAACAGCACTGAAGTCAGCACTTCTTCGTGGTACATAGCTTGGCTAGATTTGATGATGCCTACGTCGCTGTCGGCGTACTGCTCCATAGCCTCGGGGACTACACACAGTACATGAAAGCGCTTGGGATCAGGCAGTTGCTTCGCCTTATCCTCTACGGGTTTGTTCAACAGACCAGATAGGTCGATCGCGCCCGCTAAATTAAGTTCACTCATCAGATTGCTCCATTCGTTGCACAAGGTCTTTGACAATGGTTTCTGTATGAGTCAGACCTCGGATGACTCCACAGACGTGACGGTACTCGTCAAACGTTTTGGCACCACCCCCTGCGAGGTGGGAAATCTGATCACCACGGAGCTTGTCAATCTCCTTGGCGATGTAAGCAAGCACTCGGCTGTTGTCCAACTATTACTCCTTCTTATCGCGTGGCGTGCGGTTTTGTGAGGCTTTCTGCATGGCCATTTGAGCGCGGTGTTTGGCAGCTTCAATGCCCATGCGTGTGCCTTCGAGCTCCTGCTGCTTGGCCAGCTTGTCGCGAGCGGCAGCGGCAGTAGCCCCCACCTGCATGGCAGCGATCTCTTTCTGGGCGTCGATGCGAGCCTTCTCGACCTCGAGCTGGTCTGCCTTGGCAGCAGCGTCGATCTGTTGCTTCTGAGCCTTGAGCTGCAACTCCTGCATCTTGATCTGGAGTTCTTGCTGTTGCATTTGTACAACAGGGTCCTGCATTTGTTGCTGAGCTGCCTGCTGTTGGGCCTCCTGCTGGTTCTTCTGCAAGAGCTGTTGCGACGCCTGTGCAGCCATCATGGCAATCTGGTCGGCCTGCTCTGTAGTCAGATGTTTCTGATTTTCTTCGCTTGGCAACACCATACCCATGGCCTCTTCAATCTGGCGGCGGTACTCAAACGCCACGTGCTCATTGATGTGCGCCATCGCCGCCGCTTGGATAGCCTGAGCCTGTGGGTTCTGGCCAATGATCTGCATGATCTTGGGGTCCTGCATCGCAGCCATGTGCACACCGAGGTGAGCTTGGTGGTTCTGCTCCATGAACGCCTTGACCGGTTTGCCCGTCAACAAGTTCTGGTTCTCCTGCACTGGGTCCGTAGGCGCTTGGTCGTCCTCTACAGGCACCAACTTGTTGGCGTTCTTGATACCCAACACCTCAATCATCTGGCGGTGTAAAAGGGGCAAGTTATACAACTGCGGTGCACTCTGGGCCAACTGCAACACTGCTTGGTACTGCACGACTTTCTGGGCCATGGTAGCTGCGTTGGGGTCGGAGACAGGGATGACATCAACCATGTCATAGTCGGCTTTCTTGACTGTACGGCTACCTTCTTCTGGTTCATACGCGTATTCTTC